TAGTGTCTGCATTTGTAATTGCACTTGCTGCAGGTGCATCTCTCAATGCTTTCTTCTTATTAACACTTGCAGTTTTGGCAGAGCTATCATCTGCTTCCATTGCTTTCATATACACAACATCTTCAGCTTCCAATAAAGGTTTTCTTACCTCCCTTATCTTTGCTTTAAATATTTCTTTAGCCTTAGTCATGTCTTCAGAAATAACTTTACCAGAAATTGCCCAAGCATTTCTAAAATGTCGGTCTGATGGCTTTGATGAAACAGTTGAAGCATCAATCTGGTTGCCATCCTTGTCTACGATATAACTTGTCATATGTTTCTCCTTATGCTGCTAGTTCTATATCATCGGTTATTTGCCATGCGTTTCGCCATTGACGATGTTCTGGCAGTTGATGTGTTCGGCAAATGATCATCTTTGGTTTATTGCCTTCATTCCAAGTTCGCCATACACGCTGTGGAATATCTTTCATAATTAAATATTCTATTGCCTGTTCTTCTGTCATTGCTTCAATCGGTTTAGTATTATGTAACAAATACCCTCTCGTATGTTTTACAAAATCAGGTTGTGCTTCGTCTTTTGCTAGTTCCCAATATACTTCAACAGGTGGTAAAATGCCACCTTGTAATGCACAAGCCATCCAATTAGGATCAGGAACTAATACTTTTGCAGGATTGTCCATATCCTCTGGATCTTCGTATACTACTCGTATATCTGATTGCACTTTCTCTAAGTTCTCTTTTGCCCAATGCAATCGTTCCCATAAATGTGTTCCTTGAAACTCAGGTGTTTTTATCATGCTAAATCTCCAAATAATGCACTAAAATGGTCGCCATCTGTTCTTGTTAAAGAATCTGCTCTTTGAAGTAAAGTTACCATGTAACCTGTACTTGCTCTACCAGTTTCTCCAAGACAAGCCATATCTGCATCTTGCATACCTGTAACGGCTGCGTGAGCAGCAGATGCCATATTATTAGTAAGAACAACTGAGTGTATTCCAGAACCATCATCTGATGTAGATGAAACATTAAATGAATCCCCTACACTTCCTGGCTCAGTTGCACTCATCCAATTTTTTGCTATACCATTAAATAAATAACTTGTATCAATAGACTTTTCTGTGTTTGTGTTCTTAGCATCAGAAGTTGTCAGCGTATCAAATTTTAAATTACCAAAAGCCATTATGCTAAGTCTCCGTGTATGTTCATGCACATATGGTCGTGGTCGTAAAGTGTTTGACCTAAGTACATATGTCTTGCTCTACAACTTGCAGTAGCCAAAGTATGAATTTGAAAAACAAATCCTTCAGCAGTATTTGCTGATCTTCTACAAGAACCTGTTAAAGCATAATCATCATTTGATGTTGCATTAGAAAACGTAAAAGTTACATCTCCTGTTCCCTCATCAGTAATTCCAGAAATATTTAAACTATCTCTTACAGTTCCTGTTTGATCTGCATTACACCAAATTTTTGCCAAACCCTGTTGCAGATTAGTCGTAGTAGAATTACCTTCACCTGTTACGGAGATTGAACCTGCTGTGGTTGTGCCTGTAAGAGTGTTGACTTTAGCTGTACTCACGCCAAATCTCCTTTAGCTGACCAGTTATTACCTACAGCATCTCTCAAAGATATACTACTACCTTGTGTAAAGGCTCTAACCCTAAGAGTGGCTGATCCTTGATTATATGTTGAACCATCATAATCCCAATGTCCATCTGTTGTAGCGTGTCCACCAACGCTCTGTGTTACGCAATACCCTTCATAGTTAAAATTATTAGTAAAATGCAAACTAAAATCTCCAGTTTCATGATCAGTAATACTGCTATTGTTTAAAGAATCGCTTCTAGCTGTTGTTCCTGCCATTGAAAAATTAAGCCAAAACTTAGATATGGCAGCCACCATGTTTTGACTTTTATTAGAACCATCAACATAGGTAGAGCTATTGTTTATCTTAATATCTGTTCCTGCCGTTCCACCAGTTTTTCTAATGGTGTCTGTAAATAAACTACTCATAGTGTCACCAATGTTCCACCTGACTCTATTGTAAGTGTTACTCCACTTGCAACTGTAAACGGGCCAGTGACGTTAGCGTTCTCTGTAGCAAGTATTGTTATATCTGCTGTCAATGACTGAGCATTTGTTCTAAACAATCCACCACCTTTAAAATTACCTTTGTTCTCAGCAGCAGGTGTTATTGTTGATGCTTGAGGTGCAAGGTAGTTTACGAATATGTTGCCTGTTCCACTTGAAGGTGCGGCAGTAAAAGTTAAAGTTGTACCATCAGGTATTGTATAAGCTGCAGTATCCTGTACCACGCCATCTACAGACACAAGAACGTCTTGCACAGAGCTTACGGCTGTTGTTAATGTAAATGTTGTATCACTTCCGTCACCATTAAATCTTTGTACGGCTGTTGTACTTTGATATGCTGTTGGTACATCTTTACCTATATACGGCATTAGGTTATCTCCATAATACTTAATGTGCCACTTAACTTATCAGCTACAGAACAGTCTATCGTAATTTGGTCTGTTGTTTCTAACACTACTTTATTTCCTGCCATGAGTTCTAGTGCCGAACCAACAGGGATGGGTGCATCTTTCACAATCACACTTGTTCCGTTAGCTGTGTTGTTTGTTACTGCTCTGTTCGCTGTGTCACTGACAAGTCTGACAGTTGCTGTAACTTGTGATGTACCTATGTTTGACAGAACTAATCCTAAAATAATAGTCGTTGTGCTACTTGCCGCAGTATACACAACATAAGGTGTTCCTGACGAGGCAGGTTCTGCTGCAAAATTAACTACTTTAAATGTATTTGCCATATTTTATCCTAACGCTATTGCTAATGCTGTTGCTTCATTAGATGCTGCTGTTGCTGTTGTTTTTGCGTCTAGCTGTGTTTGTATTGCTGATGTCACACCATCTAAGTGACCTATTTCTGTTGAAGTAACAGCACTTACTGAAACATCTCCACTACCATCAGATACTAATGCTCTTGATGCTGTTAAGTCTGCCATCTTACTAAATGCTATCGCTGCACTTGACGCTACACTTGCATTGACCACAGCGTTTGACGCTAACTTATCTGCATCAACTGCATCATCAGCTAACTCAGCAGTTACAACGCCACCATCTTTAATTGTTACTGCACCACTTGATACAGAAAAATTATCTGAACTAAATGAAGCCACACCTTTGTTAGAAGTTGTTGCATCTTCACCACTAAATGTAATTGTACCTGAACTTTCAGCAACATCTAAACCTTCACCTGCTGCAAAAGTTGCAGTGCCACCTAATGCAATATTTGTAGTATTTGATCCGTCAGAAACTGTGATAGACGAATTAGATAATTTAGCATTTGCTATTGATCCTGCAAGTTGTGCATTTGTAATTGTTCCTGTTAGTGAACTTGTAGGATAAGAAGTTGCATCAGATAAATCAAAAGCAGGAGTAGCATCACTTGCTCCTAAATCTACAGATACTCCTCCAAAACTTACTGAGTCATTTGCTAGTTTACTATTAGCAATACTACCTGCAAGTTGTGTATTACTAACACCACTAGATTTTATAGTTACAGCACCAGATGAAACACTAAAATCATTAGAAGAAAATGATGCTATACCTTTGTTTGATGTAGTGGCATGCTCACCTGCAATAGTTATAGTATTACTTGTTGCTGAAGTATCTATACCTTCACCACCAGCAACAGTTAAAGTTTCACTATCAAGATCAATAGCTATTGTACCACTATCTGTCGTTAAATCTAAATCTTCGGCTGTAATTTGTGTGTCAACATAATCTTTTACTGCAGCAGATGTTGGAAGACTTGTATCGTTGTCATTAGAGCCAATACCTTCAGACTCAAGAACAATTGCAGATGCTTTAAAATTATCTACCTCAATATTAGATACAGTATTATTGTCTACATCAATTGTTTTATTAGTTAAAGTATCTGTTGTAGCCTTACCAACTAATGTATCTGTCGCAGCAGGTAAAGTTACTGTGACATCTGCTGTTGATGCTGGCCCAATAAGAGTTACAGCATTTGTTCCATTATCAGTATCTTCTTTAAATAAAATAGAACCTGCCGATGATGAAGAGCCTGTTAATATTGGAGCAGTCAAACTTTTGTTTGTTAGAGTAGCTGTTGAAGTTGCTGACACTAAACGAGCATCTCCACCAGTGCTTGGCAATGTTAAAGTATTATTAGCAGTTTCAGAATGAGGTGCAGCTATAATAGTTTGTCCGTGTGAATTTGCTTCACAGTTTAATTTTATAGCACCTTGATTAGTGTTTCCTTTTATAACTACTTTTCCAGTTCCGTGTGCTGCAAGATCAATATCTTGATTAGATGTTGTAGTTACAATATCTTGCCCACCTAAATTTAAATTACTAGCTAATGTTCCAAGACTAGTTAAACTAGACGCTGTTACTGTTGAATTAAGTGTATTGCCAGTTAATGTTCCTGCCGCAGCAGTTACAGTTATATTTGCACCCCCATTAAAACTTGTTCCATTAATTTCTCTAGCAGTTTCTAATGTAGTTGCTGTGGTAGCGTTGCCAGAAGTATCTTGATTACCTGACGTGTTTACACCCGGTAAGTTAATATTTGCTGTTCCGTCAAAAGATACGCCACCAATTGTTCTGGCATTTGCTAAAGCAGTAGCAGTATCAGCGTTGCCTGTGACATCGCCTGTAATATTACCTACAAATGTGCCGTTTATATTATTACTTGCATCTTCAAACACTGCTTTATCAGCAGGGTAGGTCATAAAGATACTTCTTGTGCCAGATGACCACACGACAGAATTATTTGAATTAGAACTGGCTAATATAGTTGTTCTTGCTAATTTATCGGTTGATGAATTATATGTACCTAAACCAATTTCAAAATCAGTATTGTCTGTGCAAACATAATACGTTGTATCAGAACCACTAAGGTTAGCACTAAAGGCTTCAAACCCACTTACTGCACCAAGAAGGTCATAATCATTTGTATGATTGCCTGTCGTGTTAGTGGTTTCTTTAACTCTATCCTTTATTACTAAAGCCATTATTTCAACTCAATACTCAAGTTTGTTGCGTTAATTCTAAATATGTCGCCCTCTGCTAATGTCTTAGATGCATCTAGTTCTCCAACAAACAATATGTTACCACTTGAACTTGCATCTACAAGGAATACATGAGTTATTGTTTGTGTTCCACTATCTGTCTTAGCTGGAAAATCAATTGCATTTGTATTTTTTGCTGTCTGTGTATCTGTTGAGTCAGCACCTATTGTTGTCCAATTAGCTGCTGTTACATTTTGTCTAGCATATCCACCAAAACTTGCTTCTGTTAATGAACCTGTTTCAGCGGCAGATACTGCTGTTGCTAGTCCAACATAAATATTGTCACCAGGACTTGAGAAACTTAACGAGTCATTCTTGAAAATATAATGTAATAATCTTCTCTCTAAATAATTAGTTGCTGCATTTGAGGTTGCCATAATCTATCTCCTATGTTCTTTTTTGACGAGGTAGTCCTTGCCTATAAGCATCAGCATTTTCCCTAGCTTCACCAAAATCTTTTAAACGACTTACTTCTTCCATAAATCTTTTTTCATATTGTTGTATCACGTCTGGTTCACCTTTCATAAATATATACGCTTCTACAAGCGATCCGTAAAGTATTGCGTTTATAGCATTTTTACTTAACCAAGTAGTTGTAGTGTCGCTTGATATAGCTGATATAGCAGAACTGTGAGAAGTTGTAGAACCTGTAATTGTTTCACCATTTGTAAAAGCTGTTGTAGGTACAATAATTGTTAATTTGTTCGTACTGTCATTTTTACTGTCAATAGTTGCTGTAGCACCACTAGATGCACCAGTTATTGTTTCTCCAACTGCAAAACTTGAAGCAACTCCAACAGTCAATTCAATTGTACTGTCAGCTAAACTTGTTGGTCTATAATAATAATGTAATTCTACAGAATAGTTACTATTAGGTGTTGGAGCTAATATAAAATTATTTACATCAAATCTTGCATAATATTTAGGTACACCTGTAGTTGCAGGATTAGGATGATATTCTTGAATATAATTTACATCTTTTTCTAACAAAAAAGTTGTATTACTAGAAACTGTTACGGACAAACTAAATGGTGAGAAAAAATCAGTTGGCACAGATAAAAATTTATCTGAAGAACTTGTCGCACTCGTAACATTTTTACGAAAAACTTCAAAATCAATCATTTTAAAAAGACGATTTTCCGTTGATCTAATAAAGTTTCTTAGATTATTTCTAAAAGTAGTTTCATTGTTTTCAGTATAATCTTCTATGGATGTTTTTAAAGTTGTTAATGTATAACTCATTTAACCCTCCAATGTGACAGGACCTGCTGAAGCAATTTTGCCACCACCTTTTATTGAACCTATAGTTGCAGTATCTGAAACTGTTATAGTGTAATTATTTGTATCAACAATACTAGCAATAGTAAAGCCAGATGAATTTTCCATAACTGATTTTGTTATACCATCAAAAGAAACTACATTTCTAAATCTAACTGTTCCTGATGCAGATCTACCATGACTTTTCTCTGTTACAGTCACTGTACTGCTTCCAGAACTGCCTGTTTTAAAAGGATCAAGCTCTAACAAAACTTCAATAGATGGTTCTGTTCTTTCTGGTCTTGCGTCACGTAAAGCCTCTGCATCTGCTTTTTTTGGTCTAGGATCAAGTTGTGGGTGCTTATCTTCATATTCATCTTTACCTACACGTAATCCATTCCATTCTTTTCTTGTGTCTTTAGCACGATAGCGAAATCCTGAACGATCTGATATTACGTATGAGTTACTTGGATTTGCATATTTTGGCATTATCAGACCTTATAATAATCTAAACTTGGAGCGATGGTAAAAGAGGATCTATCTCTATCTTCTGCCATTGCTCTATCAAATTCTTCTTCATAAATATTTTTTAATAATTGTATTCTATCAGGTGCACGTTTTAAAGATATATAGTAAGCAAGACCTGCTGATAGGCATGGATAGAACCTAAAAGGTATTTCTACAGTATTCTGCATCGTGTCAGCGTCTTGTATACGTGTTAAAGCATCATAATGTATAACATCTGTGCTATTTTCAGGTGCGGGCCAAATTTTTAAATTCGGTGTTATTTGTCTGTCAAGAAAATATTGTGTTGGTCTACCTGTCGTTGTTTTAGTGGGTATAGATAAATAAGTGTCACGACTTATACGTGACATATTAAAATCTGTTCCACTTCTTCTAACGACAACAGATAATACATCAATTACATCTGTTCCTAAATCATATTCTAAATCATCTGCTGTAAGTGCTTGTGTTCTTTGAACAATTGTCCATTGGTTTAAACCTCTATTAGCCCATTCTGCTAACATTAAGTTTAATGATCTTTTAGCAGTTTTTAAATCGTATCCTGTTCTAATCTCTAAGCCACATCTTTCAAAGGCTTCTTCAATATAGTCATCGACTGCTAATTCAAAATCCGTTGAGCTTGATGTTGCCATTTTTACCTCAAATTGCTTGT